AGAATTTGGATTTACTAAAGAATCGATATTCCACGCAGAACAAACAAAGTCAACTCCTGGAAGTTTTCTTATATCTGAAGTTTTAAAATCTAATTTTGTAGGCGTTTCACCACACCCAAATTCAATTTTCATATTTTTACCAAATTAATTTTTTTAAAAGTTTCCAAACATAACCATCTTTTAGTTCGTCTCCTTTCCAATTTTGGAAAGCAATTTTCTTCAGCCAACTTGAACGATCTTTTTCTTTGAAAGTATTCTCAATATCTTCTAATGAATGCATAGCAACCTCTGATGCCGCACCACTACTATCTAAAACTATTGTCGGTAAACCTTCTAAAATAGATTCTACAGATGATGTGCTATTGTAAACAACCACGCAGTGTGCGTTATTAAAATCTTCTTCAAGTGGCTTAACTTCTTTTTGTTTAGACCATTCTATGTTGCTTTGATTTACTAAATTTCTTTGTAAATAATTTTTTACATAATCATTTTTAGGATGAGCTCTAACAATAATTTTTCTATCAGAAATTTTTTTAATTTTCTTAATCACATCGATCATATAATCGGGATATTCTATTCCGTTATATTGCAATCTGTTTAAAGCGGCATCTTGATCTTCTTGTAGGCAGATTAAAATGTTATCTCCACTAGATTTAAAATCTTTTACTTTAATGTTAAATGTTTTTTGTAAATAACTCCATCTGTCATACGTTGAATCGTATGGAAATAACCCTTCGTCTGCATAAAAACTGTTCCACGAAAGTCTTATATAAAAATTATCAAAATCTCTTTTATGAATACCATTATTGAGGGAACGAAGAAGACAATTTTCTCTAATAAGTATAGGAATATTTTTTTCTTTTAATTGATGTTCTGCAAAAATATAAGTATCATTATTTTTCCGTATCGGCTTTTTCATACCATTTTGTAGGAAAAAATCAGGTAATTGTATCTTCGCTTGTTCTAAAGTTTTGGTGATTATTTTATCATTACTATTAAGAGTGAGATTATTTTGTAATCTTCCTATTTTACGCCACTTATCAGTTAATAAAATATAACCTGTTTTCATTTAGAATTTAAGAAATATAATCCATGATTACGTATAAAATCTCGTTTCATAGTACTTACTTTTCTAAGTTTTAATGTTGTTGTATTATCATAGATAAAACCATAATCTTTAAAAGTATTAACCCAGTAATCTTCCGTATTACAATTAACATGATGATGCCCTTTGGTTCCTATTGGAGCAAACGTTAGTAATATATGTTTACATTTTTGGAATGAAGGCATAAAATTTAAAATATATTTTTCTTCAACGTGTTCTACAAATTCACAACTGTAACCTAAATCAAAATTTTGAGTATGGGTATATGGGCTAATAGAAAAATCATGAATAATTATTTTACTTGCATTTTTTCTAGTTAGTCGATCATCTCCATCGATACCATATGCATCAATATTCATGTCGATTGCAAGATCTACCATTCCGCCAGGACCACAACCTATATCAAGCATTGATTTAATATTAAAATTGTCTCTAAAAAAATTTAAAATTCCTTGATCTAGATGAGTTTTGAATCCATGGCCTCCTAGATGTGGTTTGCCTATAGGTGATTGTTTTAGTTTTTTCATGTTGCAGAATATTTATGGAAAATTTATTGCAACTGGCTACACCGTGGCTACACAGTCTGCAGACAATTCTTCAGAAATCTCACGACCTTTCATGGTAATAATGTAGGCTTTTAAATTCATTTTAGATATTTATTGAAAAATATTTTTGATTTTTACTATATGGAAGCGTCTTCCATACCAGCCACTCGCAGTTTAACGATGTTGGTGATCTGCCATTGCTTCTGGTCAAGTACTTTGGTGATGCCCAACCATTTGTTTCTCAGGAGTGCAAACTCGTTGATTATCTTTTCGTAATCCACAACATCTGCTTCGCCGTCCACGTATTTTTCCACGTCTCTGGAACTGAGTGCTCTTTGATAGTTTTCAAGATATTTTTTGAAGTGTTTTGATCTTAAACGTCTTAATTCTATGTTTAGATATTGCAGTATGGCTTCAATTTCTTGCAGTTGATTGAAACGTTGCTCCACAATGCCAGGCATATCAGCAGAAGATTTTTCAATATTGCCTCTGATTCTAATTTCTGATCTGGCATTTTCCAATTCAGATTCGTAATGTTTGATGGCATCAGGTATCGCACTGATATCTCTGGCAATTTTCTGATACCATCCAGACATTAATAATCCTCTTCGCCGTCTTCTAAATCTAAGAAGTACTGGATTGCTTGATCTAGATCCTCATCGGCTCCTAGTGCGTTTTTGAATTCTTCGTCCTCCACACCATATTCAGCCATTAGGTCCACATACTTTTCAGCAACCACATCCATTGGCTGTTTTCTATCTGTGTATTCTTTGAAAAACTGCCAAATTTCTACTAATTGAGTACCTTCAATCATTGTTTTCCTCTACTGGTTCTTCTGTTGTTTTTGTTTCAGCAGGAACAATATTTTTAAAGTCCATCATCACGTTGTCCAGCAGTTCTCCACCGCTTTCCCAAACTTTTCGATATTCTTTATATTCAGTTCCTTTTGAATCCACGTATTTAAGTCTATTGCCATCTTTGGTTAAGATGCCTTTTTTCTCAAATAAGTCTACCAAACCACTGTAAGGATTCATGCCAGTCTCATAAGGAATTTTGACTTGCACACCTTCAAACGGTTTCGCATATCTTGTTTTCATAACTTTACAAGCCGCTCTTATACCTTTCACATCAGTGGTCTTGTTACCATCTTCATCTTCTTTCAGTTTCAATTTTTTCATTGCTACCACAATTGAAGATGCATAGATAAATCCTTGTCCACCTGATATCTTATCATCTGGATCAAACATATCCTGTGATGCATATGTATGATTAGTTGCTACAAGTCCTACGTTATGACTACCAAACATATTAACACAGTTTCTCACCAAAGCCGTTAATGCTTTTGGTTTACGACCCATGTCACCTTTTAAATTACCTGCATCGAACTGATCCACATCTGTTGGAGTCAACAACATACCCAATGAGTCAATCACAAACAATACTTTTGGTCTGTCTGCTTCTGCCATTGTTTTGTAGTCTGCCATAAATGTTGACACAGTTTTTGCCACATCATCTATCATGGACATATTCAATTTTAATAATTTTTCTTCACTTGTGTCTACGCCTAATGCGTGTAACCAAGTTTCATCCAGTGCGTTTTCTGAATCAACCAACACCACAAATATGCCTTGTTCTTGTGCCGCTTTCACGATGTTGCCTGAACAAATGTATGATTTTCCTGCACCAGATTCACCAGCAAACACTGTCACTTTGCCAAGTGGAATACCTTTATTAAAGTCTCCGCTCACCAAATAGTTCAGTGCAAAGTTGCCTGTGGAAATCCAATCTGTTGGATCATGAAATCCAGCACTCATTCCAGTGATGGATTTTGTTAAGTTTTTTCTAAATTTACTTACATCAAATGCCTTTACCATATTCTATTCCTTTGTATTAGGTTGAGAGATCTCTCTGGATACCGTGTGGAGATTTTTAGTCGGAACTCTCAACTTCATATTATTTTGATTGTCTTGCTCTAATCATTGCCAAGATGTCCTCTGCTTTTCCGCTTGAAGATTTAGTTGCTTCAGCAGTTGGCTTTGGTGCTTCTTGAGCCACTGGTTGTGCTTTAACTTCCGGAGCAGGAGTTTCTGCTTTTGGAGTTACTGGGTCACCAGTTTTTGATGATACGCCTGCGGGTCTAAAGTATTGACCAAATTTTTCTTGGTCATATGCTTCGCCATCCACAGATGCTTGGAACATTTCTGCCATCACCTTGACTTCTACGTCAGTAGGTTTCTTTGGAAGGAAATCATTCAAATTAAACAATCCGTGTGTTGATATTGCTGTGTTCTCTTCTTCAGTTAACGGTCTAGATTTTCTTGACCAAGTTGAAGTTGAGTAGTCAGCATAACCACCTTTAGAAGTTTTAATTATTCTGAAATCACATCCGTTTACAGAATCTGTTGGAAGATCTTCCATATCTGGATCCATCAATGCTCCTTTGATTATTTGGAATATTTGTGGACCAATTATGAATCTTCTAACTGGATTCTCTGGAATAGATTCTTCGTTTAATGGATCGTCCTTCACAAAACCTTGGAATATATAACTTCTTTTCTTCCAATATTTTCTTCCTAAATCTTCTAATTTAGGATCTTTGAACCATCCTCTTACTTCCGATAAGATTGGACAAGTTTCTCCGTACATTTCCATACATGGAACTTGCACCTGAACTGGTCTTGAATCTGTTTCGCCTTTGATTCCAGCGAATGGAAGTTTGATCATTAACCTTTCTTTCCAAAAGAAAGTGTTTTCTTTATCTCCATCTGGTAAGAATCGTACAGTTGCCTGCTCTCCTTCTTTTAGATTCCAGAATGGGTAAATGGCGTTGTCTCCGCCTGTTCTTGAAGTAGTGCCACCTGTCTTAACTTCTTGTTCTTTCAGTTTAGCACGTATTTCTGCTAGTGTTGCCATAATATAAGCCTCCTTTGTTGTTGCCTGTTGATATTATTATGTGCCTTTATAAAATTAGTATAGCACAAGACAAACATATTGTCAAATATATACTAATATTATTATTTAGTCAATCGATAATGGTAAAGTTGTTTATTGAACGCCTGCCAATTTTTTGATTTTGGCAATTTCAGGATCTTTGTTGGCCATTAATTTTTGGATGGTTTCTTGAGCAGTTGATACAGCATTGTCACCAAATTTCTTTTCAACCGATGTCAACACTGCTGTTTCACCTTTTGGAAATTGATTTGATGTGTAGTCAAAGAAACTTTTCACAAATTCTTCCACAGTCTGTTCTTTGTCTTTGAATGATTTTTCTTCTTGATCTTCCATGCCAAATTTAGAACGCATTCTGTCTGATTCGTAATCGTAATCTTCTTGAGCGGCTTTCAGTGCTTCTTCGTGTTCTGGGCCACCTGGTCGGATCAGTTCATTGGCAAAGTCATCATCCACTTTGTGATTTCCATCATACTCATATTCACCTCTCAATGATTTTGGATCTACCACACCATTAATGGCTTTGTAATGAATTTTGCCATATGCCATTTCGCCATCATCGCCTGGCAATTCATATTCAAATGAACCTTCGTAATCTGTTTCTGGATTTTCTTTTTGTACTTCTTTATTCTTTAATTTGTTAAAATTCTGTTTTAAATATGCCATTGCTCCTTTGGCATCAGCAAATTTTTCAACAGACTCACCGTCTTTGTCTAGCACATCATACACCATTTTGCCATCTTCACCTTTGTACATTGACACATAAGGTTTGATGTCTTCAAATGTGATCTCTTCTTTGTCAATGAAATGTTTAACAACATCATTTACTATGTTGGCACTGTCTTCTATGTTTTGTTTGCCTGTTATGTCCACAATTTCATCAAACATTGCTTTTGTGATTGGCATCTTGTTCATTAATTCTTCATCATCAATTTCAGTTTCAGCATCGCTGTCGTCATTGTCCATGCCCATTTCTTTTGAAACTTTCATGTATTCGTCGGCATTGTAAGCATCTGTGCCTATGCCCGAGTCTAGAGCAAAATCTAAATAACCTTGTGCCATTGTGTTACCATTGCCACCTTCGTATTTTGAATACTTGTCCCACCATGCTTGAACTTTTTGTATTAATTCTGGAGTAATTTCTACACCTGATCTTGTTCCTTTGTCTTCAGTTTTCATATCGCCTGTGTTAATTTTTGAAACCAGTGTAGGATCTTTTTGTGCCACATAGTCCATAATCATTGGACGTATGCAGATGTCTGAATCTTCGCTTGCCGCTTTTTGAATTTCATCATTCAGTTCTTCGTCGTCAATAATGCCTTGTAAACTTTCAATACCGTTGGTGCCATTTACACCTGCTGGAAAATGTTTGGCCATCAATGTGTTTAATTTTGACAGTGCATCTGCTTGTTCATCAGCATCTTGTGAAAATAATCCATTGTCTTCTCTCACAATGTTTTCCATTGCTAATTCAAACTCATGGAAGT